AACTGACCTAAAAACACTTGCATTAGCGGGTGTTGCTGCAGTAGCAGGACCTGTTTTAAAGGCATTGGACCCAGCATCACCAGAATTTGGTGTAGGTAGTAAGTAATTATATACCTCTAATCGGGCTTTAAAGGCCCCTTAGAGACACGAAAGCCCCCCAACCCAGTAGAGATACTAGGAAGGGGGGTCTTTTGCTGTTTATCCACCTGTACTATAGAAGCCACCCGTTTTAAAAATGGTAGGGATAGCAGACCATAAACGAGTCATACTCACATCACAGCATACTGGTATAGTTTCATCACTATGTGCTTTATTTAATTCTTGTTGCCCAGAACAGACATTGCATTTGTATTCGTAGGTTGGCATAGCACGATCATAGCATATGTGTTACTATTGCGCTACGGGAAACCGTGGGGCAGAAACTTCGATTGACGGGTGACGGCAAAAGCCTAACCAGCCTCCCAACCACCATGATTTATTATGGGGGGTGGGGGGGGCATTTCTTGATTTCAGGGTTCAGGCAGTCATCAATTGGCGTCAGCCAATAGGGTATGTTAGGGTTACACCATGACCGAATTATCTAAACATATATCCTATTCATCTCTTGGTACTTACTTAGAGTGTGGATGGAAATATAACTTAACTAAATTACAAGGTGTACCCCAAAAACATGCTGTATGGTTTACGGGTGGATCTGCTGTCCACAAGGCTACTGAAATGTGGGACTTAAATCCTAATGACGCAGAAATCATTTGGAATGAAGCATGGCACAATCAAGTTAGAGAAGATGAAGAACTTAATGGTGACATGAATACATGGGAATTTGCCAAACGCGAAGACATGTCTTGGTGGTATGGTGAAGGTCTATGGATGCTTGATCGTTGGATTACTTTTAGGAACAACGGGTGGAATATCTATGAAGACTACATCGAGAAACAGTATGAAATTCCTTTGGTAGATACTGTGGTTAAGATGGCTATCGACCGAGTGATGACGGATTACGATGGCAATATAGTCCTTTTAGATATTAAGACAGGGGCGTCATCTCAGAGACATCCACTTCAACTTGCTACCTATGCGTGGGCTTTACGCAAGAATGGTGTAGAAGTGGACAAGGCTGGTTTCTGGGATGCTCGCACTGGCCAAATATCTACATGGAACCTTGAGCATCTTGCTACCGAAGAGGTAGAAGAAATATATTCAGAGTTTGATAGAGCCCGTAAGGCTGAGATTTATTTACCTAATTTGTCTAATTGTGGTAGATGTGGCGTGTTATCTTACTGTAAGTTTATGAACGGACAATATACAAAAAAGGAGAAAACCAATGGCTAATGCTAACTTCCAAGTTAGTAGTAAGTTATCAGATGGTCGGATATTTCTGATCGCTGGTAACACCGCTGATGAGTTCAAGATTAACTTGACTCAAATACTGGGAGATGTCGGGGCTGAGAATCTAATCTCAACTATGGCAACTTCATTAGAGGGACCATCAATGTCTTATGAGACGGCGGTAGGTAACCTTACTCAGGGGCTAGGCGCAACGCCAGCACCTAATACAACACAAACTTTCACCCCAAGTACTGGTCCTTCAGGGAGGACTTGTAAGCATGGTGAGATGACAAAACGTACTGGTGCAGGTGCTAAGGGACCATGGAAGGCATTTATGTGTCCTTCACCTAAGGGAACACCAGACCAATGTGAACCAGCATGGATTCGCCGTACTGATTCTGAGTGGAATTCTTTCTAAGAAATGAGAACCTTAGCCCGTGCCGTAGGTAGTAAAGATATTGGTGGTGAACCATTGCCATCAGTCTTTCGTACCTTTGATGTTAATAAAATTATCATCCGTCGGGCTGAGGTATCTATGATCGCAGGCACTCCAGGAGCAGGTAAATCAACACTTGCTCTTGCAATTGCCCTTAGAAGTAAAGTACCAACACTATACATAAGCGCAGATACAAATGCCCACACAATGGCTATGCGTTTACTATCAATGATTTCTGGTCAACCACAATCAATGGCTGAACAGATGCTCATAGAAAATGTTGATGGGTCTCGGAAAACTATCAACGACAATTCAGGTCATATCTTCTGGTCATTTGAGTCAGCGCCAACTTTGGCTGATTTAGATATGGAAGTATCTGCATTTGAAGAACTATGGGGTTGTCCACCAACCTTAATCGTAGTCGATAACTTAATGGATATTGCCAACGATGGTGGTGAAGAGTTCGCAGGAATGCGTTCTACAATTAAAGAATTGAAATATCTTGCAAGAGATACTAATGCTGCAGTTCTTATCCTTCATCACACGAAGGAATCCTATCCTGGTAATCCGTGCCAGCCTAGATCAGCGTTACAAGGAATGGTTGCTCAACTACCAGCCTTGATATGTACAATCGGTAGTAATGCTCCTGGATATATTGCTATTGCACCTGTTAAAAACAGGTACGGTAAAGCAGATCCAAGTGGCGATACTTCATACTGGTTACAATTTAATCCTGAAGTGATGGAAGTTTCTGATATACCTGAAAGAATATGAGTGCGAAGGATATCTGGGAACTAACTCCAGATTATAAAGAGTCGATGGATATACGTGGTAAACCTACCAAAGTATGTCCATGTGGTTCTTTTGTTTGGAAACTGATCGTTGAATGGGATGACGATAGTGATACAATAAGTTCATACTTTATCGATATGGAGTGTGCTGTCTGTGGGACAAAGGCAACAGCCCCAACAGAGGAGAGATTATGAAGAAACACAACCTGAGGTACATGACAATGTGTTTTGTGGTTTTTGTGGCTTTATCGCCGCAAAATGCGGTTGCAATTATTACGGCCCCAACCCCTACAAAACCTGAGTGTATTAAAATGCATTTAACAATTAGTCAAAGTAAAAAATTGGCTAAGAATTATGCTCGTCTTGAAGTTAAACAAGTAGGTTGGAACAATAAAGAATGGGAATCTTTACTATTACTTTGGAGTAAAGAATCGCGCTGGGATTACACAGCAGATAACCCAACATCTGATGCATACGGAATACCCCAAATTATCGGAATGCCTAAGGATACACCTTTATATAAGCAAGTTGATCTTGGGATCAAATACATCAAAAAGCGGTATAAAACGCCTACTTTGGCGCTTAAACATCACTTAGATAAGGGTTGGTATTAAATACTAAATGGCTAACAAGAATGGTCGCAAAGGTTCTTTATTTGAGACAACTGTACTTAAATGGTTGCGCTCTAAAAACGTAGTGGCTGAAAGATTAACTAAGGCTGGTGCTAAAGACGAAGGCGACATTGTTGTTATGGTCAATGGTAAAACATATATCCTGGAACTCAAGGCGACTAAAGCACTCAAGTTGCCTGAGTTCTGGAGTGAAGCAGTTATAGAAGCAAAGCACTATGCAGAGGCTCGCTCACTAAGCGCGACTCCTCCTTCGTATGTTATAGTTAAGCGTAGAATGGGTGGTATAAATCAATCATGGGTGGTGGAAGATCTTGACCAATGGATTCGCAAAGTCACAACGTGTAAATGTATTGCCGATTAAGGATGTATTAGAATATTATGGAGCAAAAGTTCCTGAACGAAATGGATGGAGCAGTATCAGATGTCCCTTCCACGATGACACACATAGATCAGCAACAGTCAACATTAGAGAAAATGTATTTTGTTGTTTCGCCTGTCAAGTTAAAGGCGATACTTACAGAATTATTATGGACAAAGAGGGGATAAGATTTTATGAAGCAGTCAAGTTTGCAGAAAGAATCTCTGGGCAAAGCAGCAAAGTATTACGCAGCAGCAATACACGAAGCAGAGGATTACCTCGCAGAACGGGGAATTACTCTGGAAGTAGCGAAGAAAGTAGGCTTGGGCGTCGTACTAGATCCAATAACGGGACACGAGCAGTATGAAAATAGACTCTCTATCCCGTATATTACACGTTCGGGTGTGGTTGACATCAGGTTCAGATCTTTGGATTCGCAAGAACCAAAGTATATGGGGCTGGCTGGTGCAAGCACACACCTCTTTAATACCAAAGCCTTCTTCAAAGCGTCGTCATTTATTTGTATTTGTGAAGGTGAGATTGACACGATCACGCTGGATTATGTGTGTAATATACCTTCCGTGGGGGTCCCAGGAGTGAACAACTGGAAGAAACATTACACTAAATTACTAGCAGACTTTGATAAAGTCTTTATGTTTGCTGATGGTGATAATGCTGGACATGAGTTTTCTAAATCATTAACCAAAGAATTAGGTAATGTTATTACTGTGCAGATGCCAGAGGGTGAAGATGTTAACTCAATGTATCTTAAGCATGGTGCTGATTACTTCCAACAAAAGATTAGTAACTCCCAATGAGCGTACTTATTCCATCTGACGAAGGTTTCCGTTGCGAAGATTGTGAGTTCAAAACTGAGGATATTTTCTTATTTTTAGAGCATTGTGACATTTGTTTCTCATGGAACTTACGCCTGAGCAATCGTTATAGCATTGATCTGTATGCAATATTAGAGGAAGTTAATGTTATGTTAGTACAAGGGCAGATTGCTCATGCCATAGAGATAATTCAATCAGTTACCTTGGCTCTTGTTAATTCTTCCGAAGGCGAGAAGACCTTCCATAAATTTCTTAATGAGGCAATGACAGTTGAGTCTACAGTAGACATGCTACAAGGGATAGAGGAGATGTTAAAACAAGATGGCCACAATGAAGAATATAACTGAACCTACAGAATTTGAGATAGCAATATGGGAAGAAGTTGAAGAACTTGTCACTTTACTGTTATCTAAACATAAAGATTACGGCCCTAAGAATATATCTAATGCACCTGGCGGTGCTATAAATGGACTAAGAGTTCGGATACATGATAAAACTGCACGTATAAATAACTTATACGACAGTATTAAAGACATGGCGCCTGAACATGAATCCTTTGAGGATTCGTTTAAGGATCTAGCAAACTATGCGATAATCGCATTGTTGGTACTGAAAGGAAAATGGGATCAATGAAAATATTTGGACCATATAAAGGCAGTAAACAAAACGGTGGTCGCCCAATCTATGTTATTAAACGTAAGAAAAAAGATGGCACTACTGAAACTACATCTACCAATAAAGCCCGTCTTGATTATAAGAAGGCTACTGGTAAGAAGTTAAGTAAATCTACTGATGTAGATCACAAAGATAATGGTGGTCGTAAAGGTAAAGATGGCATTAAAAATTTACAAGCAATGTCTCACTCTAAAAACGTAGGTAAAGAGAATAAGAGACGAGCAAAGAAAAAATGAAGTTAAAAATTCGCAATCCTTTTTATTTTGTAAATAATGAATGGACATCTGTTAATTGTTTTCATTGTGGTAGACACTTCGTGATGTATATACCAAACATTCGTGTATATAATTATTGTTTGGAGTGTGAATGAGTAAAGCCATCGTCGTGATCTCAGATCTCCAGGCACCGTTCCACGATGTGGACGCTGTGAATGCTGTGAAGAAATTCATTTATGCTTACCAGCCTGATTCTGTAGTATCAGTAGGCGATGAAATAGATTTTCAGAGTATCAGTCGTTGGGCAAAAGGGACTGAACTTGAATGGGAAAGATCAATAGGTAAAGATCGTGATACAACTGTTAAGTTGTTAGAAGATTTAACTGTTGAAACTATTGTACGTAGTAATCACTCAGATAGATTATTCAATAAGATACGTTCATCTGCTCCTGGTTTTTTAGGATTGCCAGAGTTAGAGATTGAAAAGTTTCTAAAGTTAGATGAACTCGGTATCAAGTATTCTCATGGGCCTATAGAGATTGCACCTAATTGGTTATTAATGCATGGTGATGAAGGTAATGTCCAACCGACAGCAGGGGCTACTGCTCTCGGACTTGCGAAGCGAAGTGGTATGTCAGTTGTGTGTGGACACACTCACCGCATGGGATTGGCTCACTATACTCAGGCTTGGTCTAATGGATCTCGTGCTGTATGGGGTATGGAAGTCGGGCATCTTATGAATATTAAACATGCTAAGTACATCAAGGCTGGCTTGTTCACATGGCAACAAGGGTTTGGTATCTTGCATGTAGATGGTAAGAACGTTACTCCGCAAATTGTTCCGATTGTTAATAGATCGTTTACAGTAGAAGGCAAAACGTGGCGGTGGTAAAAAGATTTATTGAAGAGTATGATGGCGTAGTTGCGTCTGTTGCTTATGAGTTTTCTCGTAAGTATCGTATGGTTGAGACAGATGATCTACGCCAAGAGTTATGGGTGTGGTTTTTGACGCACCCAAATAAGATTAAGTACTGGCAAAAGGAATACAACAGCAAGGAATGTACGAAACTCGTAGCGCGATCTCTGCGTAACGCTGCGAAAGATTACTGTCAAAAAGTCAAGGCTAAGTCTTCTGGATACCGCGTGGAAGATAACTATTATTACGATAAAAACATGCTAGAATCGCTATTACCAGCGGTTTTAACTGGTGATAGAGAGGCTCCTTTACTCAATGATTTGAGCATGTCTAACGTAAAAAAAGTCGCGTCTGAGGGTAATAACTGGCCAGCATTATGCTCAGATGTGGAGAAATCAATTAACAAATTGGCTAAGGAACAGCAAGATATAATCTACTTGCGTTACGCTAGTGGGTTAGAGTTAAGCGCAATAGCATCAGAGTTATCTATCTCACAAGATGCTGTACGTATGCGTGTCAACAGGGCATTAAAGAATATGTTAAACTATTTAGGTGGTAATTATCCGCGTAAAGAACGGGACTACACGGAAGAAGAAATTACTACGCAAGAAGGGTCAGACAATGTTATCGAACAAGAACTGGAGATTATTGTAGATGATACAGACGCAAGTGATGTGTGACAGCAAGGTATGTACAGAACCAACACAAACTTTTGGCTCGCGTGAGAGCGTGTGCCACGCGTGATATGTGTGCCATGCCAGCACGCTGGCAACACGAACGAGTATGGGCGTGAAGATTTAGCAAACTTTAGACACCGCGATTGTGAGTACGCGGATTGTGCGTGCCAGCATAAGGTAGGCGATTGGACAATAAAAAAACCCCCACGCACCAATGATGCGTAAGGGTT